TAACAAATCCTCTTTGAGATTTTACTGGTCCTGAAAATGTAGTTTGTGCCATAGTATTATCCTCCTAGTTACGTTCACACAGTCTCTAGGCCGTCGACTATACGCGTCTGTATGAACTTATTTGTATAGTGATTAGTTTATATAGTAGATTTTTATAGAGTGCAAGAGAGCCTGTAGTGCGGATTAAATTTTTCCAACGATGTAGCTTTTTATTAAGTAGCTACAGAAACTTGTGGAGCTGCATCCTCAATCTTATTTTCCATATGAGCCTTTTCTGCTTCCGCTGCTCTTATGTCGGTAAGAACTTCTCTGACTTTTCTGTCGATCTTAACCATGTTAAGAGTATATCTACCCTCTTTAAGATGCTCCTGCTCCCATTCGAGATCTAGACCCCTTTTCTTCGTGTAAAGGTCGTTTAGATGTTGCATCATGTTCTCCATCGATAACCTCCTCATAGGTTATTCTTTGTACTCTTGGATCCATCATTTCTCCAAGATACTCCCATTTTATATCTTTTTGTCCTAGTTTGTCAACTATGGCATTTTCGATATCTAATGGTAATTCGAGTGATTCTATAACAAAATCTGCGTGATATTGGTAGGCATTTATCTGTACTCTGAATTTTTTGGGACGCATTTTTTCTTTCTATTTAAAAAAAGGGGCGGAAATATGTTCCGCCCCTTAAAATTAAGTATTAAGCACCTGGTGATGCAAAGATACCTCTGAAGTCAGATACTCCAAATGAATATCTTTCTCTAGCTTTGTATCTTACGTTACCAGTATCGAAGTCACCTTCCATCGCTGTTTTGATAGCAGATCTTTCGAAATACTTCATACCGTTTGGTACATCTGTAATAATGTAGAACGCATCTGTGTCAGTTAAGAAATTGTTAACCACATAACCTTGTGGAATCATTCCCATTGACGCGATTGCATTAACATCATTATCCGCTGTTCCAACTCTACCTGCTGATTTCATTAATCTCTCAGCTGTGAACTGAAGCTCAGAAGGAATAATCATTTTCATTCCTCTTGCAGCAATTTTCAGACCTCTTTCGTCTGTTAATGCAGCAATGTCAATCAATGATTGCTCTAATGATGTTTCGTTCAAGTCAGCTGCTGTTGTTAACGTGTTCTTGATGTTACCAGCAATTGTAGGGTGTGATGTACTAAATAAGTTTGCTCCGTCACCAGATGTAAACTTACCAGTTGTCACTCCCGGTAGACCATTAATTAATGGGCTAACAGCTTTTACTTGTTTTGTATTCGCCATCGATCTAGCTAATGCTTTTGTATATCTAGATGAAAGTTGGTCGTACAAGTTATCTTCGATTGCTTCCTCAGTTATCGCGAAGGCAAGAGCAACAGTTTCGTGTTGGTATCTTGCAGTGTAAGTCTCTTGAGCATTGTCAAAAGCTACACCAGAACCTTCTGGTTTAACTTGAGCTTGAGCAAATCCTGATAACATTACTTCCTCTTCAAACGCTCTGTCTGAACTTTCAGTAGTATAGATCTCAGCATGCTGATTCTCATAACGATTATATTCCAGGCCGAATAAGGCATTCAAACCTGGCTCTAGTTCTTTGACTAGTTGTCCTCTAGAAATGGCCATAGTTATCCTCCTTATACTCCATTTACATTCATGTCTAACTCGTGCTCGTTTATTCTAACGATCCAGTTGACGTTAGCAGAGCCAACATCACTGTTAGATGGATCTCTAGATAAACCTAGAATCTGCAAAGTAGCAGATGAGCCGTTTGCTAGAGTTGAATCATTTAATTCAACTGCGGACACGAAGTCTGGTGAACTTCCTGCTGTGTACTCGATATCTGCAACGTTGAAGATATCTGTTTTAGCAGAAGCGCCAGTATTGTTTGTTTGTATTTCAAACCTTTCGTACGGATCATCAGTAACAAACCCAACGATGTCACTCGCTGTGTTTGATGCGTTTAAGTGATTCGCGAACGTAGGCTTGCTTGTTGTTGCGTCGGTAAAAAAGATACCACCCAAGGAACCTAGTATTGCTCCTCCTGCGCCTGCAACTTCAATTGTTCCGTCAGCTTTCATTTTGACAGGGTCATTGAAGTAGATAGCAGTTGCCGAAGCAGCTATATCATACTCGGATAAACCTTGGTTGTCTCTGTTTTGACCAACTTTACCAATTGGTTTTAAACCAAAAGGTGCGTCTTGATTAGTCGCCATAGTTGTCCTCCTTAGACATTGTTAGTTTATCCGGCGGACTTTGAATTGTTAAAAAATTAACTTTTCTTTGAGCCACCGAAGGTTGTAGAAGATTGACGATCAATATTGATCGGCATACTTCTATGCTGTTCCCTCATGAGATCGTTATCGACAGCTTTAACCTTGTCGTCATGCATTCTTTGGTAGTATTCAGTTCTACCTTTTGCAATCTCTACGGGCACCCTAGCCAGCACTAGGCCACCAACTCCGATCATCCCCTTGTATTTGCCATCTTCAATAGCTGGGTAGTCTGAATCTGGATATTCGTCAGCTCTTACAAGCTCGTATCCGGATCTTAGTCTTCCTGCAATATTTTTCGTATCTTGGAATCCTAATGATTCAGCCCTTAGCCATCTATGTTGAAATCCTGTTGGCGCAGGGGGTGCATCTAAAGATGATGGTGGAGTCCAAGGCTTTGCTTGTTCTGGTGGTTTCACCATTGAAGCTTGTGATTCAATTTTTTTATCGTCACTTTTAACCTGACTCGCACGATTGTCGGCTTTTATTTTATCATTACTCATATCTCTTACGCCTCCTTAGTCGTGAGTTTTGCTTTTTGTTCAGCATATTTATCGAGTGGCACACCTAATTTTTTAGCAATTGCTACCTCAGACGGTGTGAGTCTTTGGGTTTTGCGACCAGATCTGCTACTACGCGTTGCTGATGCAACAGTTTGAGTAGGCTTAGTCGTTTCTTCCTCCTTTTTAACAAATTTGTGAGGAAATTCAAGAGCTATTCTTTTGTCAATTTCAGAATAATATTCTTCTGATTGATTAACAGGATCATAGCCTTCTTCCTCTACTAATTGTCTATGGATTGCTTTAGCCCCTTCGGTCATAACTAAATCTTTATTAAACCAAGTATTTTTCTCAGCCCACTCTTGAGCCTTTGGATCTATTCTTCTAGGTATGGGTTGATTTAATTCCTCTTGTTGCTCAACGGGTTTTTCTTCTTTAACCTGTTTTGATTTTAAGTCATTAAGTCTTGCCTCTTCATAACCTAATCTTGATATTTCAGCTTGAGCAGATACTTCATCTTTAAGATTGTTATCCTCTCTAGCCTTTGCTAGTTTTGCAACGGCTGCCTCCATACTTGATTTTACTCGACCCTCCATCTCAGATACATAGCCTGTATCTAATTTAGCTAGTCTTGATTTTAATTTTTCTTGCTCATCTAAAACACCTCTTGCGTAAAGCGTTGCAGCTTCTTCTCTACGTTCCGCCTCTCGCATTTTTTTAGTTAGTTTAGCAATTCTTCTTTTTACTCCTTCTGAGTATTCTTCTAATTCTTTCGTTTGTTGTGGCTCTTTCTTTTCTTCGCTAGTTTGAACAGTAGACTGCTCACTAGGTTTCTCAATTGAGTTTGTGGACTCAATATTGTTTTCAACAGTTTCATTTTTCTCCTCCTTAATTTCTGGTAACTCTACCTCAACTTCAGGTCCGGATGTATCTATGTCTACTGTCTTTTTTTCTTCTTCTGGCATAGCGCTCTCCTATGTTAAAATTGATGAAATATATCTTCGGGTTTTTCGATGGTTGCTAAAACTTCATCATCATTTAGCAATCTTACTTCCCCGCCATCGATCTGAATTCTAGATCCAGCGTATCTTGCAAAAATAACCCACTCGCCTTTTTTACACCAAGGGCCTTCTGGGTATCTATCTTTGTCATAACAGTGTGGTCCCATCTCTAAAACAAGTCCACATGTTGATGCTACTTGTTGTCTTTCTAAAGTATCCTGTCCTAAAAATAATCCACCTTTAGTTTTTTCAGGCATCTTAAATGGAAGAACTAATATTCTCCATCCAGTAGGTTTAGGTAGTTTAGCTGACTCTTTTGTTTTTAAACGATCGTAAGCTTCAGTTTCTTTTTTATTTTCTTCTTTATATTTTTCCTCTAAAGCTAATTTAATCTTTGGTGGCGTCGAATCTGACGACATTGGTTGGGTTGGTCGTAACTTCATTATTTGGCTCCTTCTTTTTCAGCAGGTTAGAGATATCCTGTGATATTTTATAATAAGCATGTGCTTGTCCTAATAGATACTTGTATTTCTCCATATTGTCAACACCACCACTTATCATGCTGTCCCCTACATTTTGATAGGAGTCTTTTAGGTTTTTTTGTATTTTACTTATCAGTTCTAGTTCTTCTAATAGCATCTTTACCTTTCTTAAATATAGCAGCGACTTTTGATTTACCCATAACCTTGGCACGCTGTTCTCCAACGGTTAGGATCTGAATTTTCCTCGCAAACGTCTTATTAATCTTTTTAACCTTCGCGACCGTCCTGCGAGCATCACTCGGAGTCGCGAATTTAATTCTAACAGTATCTTTTGGATTTTCATCGGTATATAATCTCCTTCCTGAACCTTTTGGTTTTTTACCTGTTCCTACTTTCGGATCTGACATATTTTTCTCTCCAATAATTTTTTCTTTCTAGAAATCTAATTCTTTTTTCTAAAGCTTCAATACCAAATATTTTTTTAAAAAAAGTGATTAACATTTCCATCTTCTACGAGCCTGTCTTAGTCTTGAATTAGGATCTCTCGCAGCTTTAGGAAATTTTTTCATTTGACCTGCACTTCTCGCGCAAAATGATTTACGTCTTTTAGCAGCTTTAGATCCTGGTTTGACTTTACCAGTGACCGCTGTTTTTAGTTTAGAGCCGGGATTTAATCTTCTATAGGCTTTGACCCCAGCTTGTGTCATGCCTGCTCCAGACTTTGTAGATCTGAAATTCTTTTTGTTTCTAGGTGGCATACCACCTTTTGCCATTAATACTCTTTGCTCTAACATTAAATCATCCCCTTATAATATTTAACGTAAGATGGATTAGACAAATTCACTCCTCCATAATCACCTTTAATACTACGACCAAAGTATGGTGTGTTGGTAGAACTAGGTCCACCCGCAGCTTTTCTTTTTCTGTTTACGATTGTTTTAACGTTTGTAGGTTTAGGTCCCACATTGGCAGCTGCCCGTTTCCTGGCAACGGCAGATCTTCTTTGGCCTTCTGACATTGATCTTGCTTTGGCAAGAGGGACACACTTGGGATACTTCCTCTTCGCGTCCTTCTTTTGTTTTGAACGGCCACACTTTGCGAACGAACCATCCTTTCGCTTGCTCCCAATATCTACCCATTTTTGTTTGAACCATTTATCAAGACCATTTTTAGCCATAATTAAACATACATTTTTGTGACTTTTTTTCTGTCACGGCTGATTGCTCCACATCCTCTAGCAACTCCACCTTTATTTTTTTTCTCTCGAGGTATTACACCTCTACCCATTAAAATATCTTTTTGTGTAATTTTACCATCACCAGATAAATCAGGAAAACCTTTTGCAGCCATTATTCTTCCACCCATTGCAGATGGTTTACGACCTTTAAAATCTTTTCTTTTCACACCAGAAGGATCTTTAATTTTACCTGCACAAATTTTGCTAGCATATGCGTTCGCGTATGCACTGGGGTATACTTTGAACTTACGCTTTGCTGCAGCTTTTCCTCTTGGACATAGTTTAGTCATTATTTCCTCGCTGTTTGTTTTGCACGTTTAAAGTCAGATGCTTTTGGTGCACCCTTTGCACCTTTCTTTCGCATCTTACC